TGAAAGGTCACAGCGGCAATTACTAGGAGAAATCATAATGTCAAGTCGAGAAAGGGATCAAGCAGATCTAGATCTAGACACATTCATCGAGTTGTTTGATGAAGCTATATCCAGTAATGACCCTCGTGTGCAGCGTGCGCTGCAAGATTTGTTGGTGATCAGTGCATTAATTAGAACTAAAAGTGATCATGACCAAGTAACAAAAGGTCCGCTGCGTCGTTTGTTTGATGATGTTAATAATATCAATCGCAGACTCAATAAAATCGAGCACGCTGATATATACGAAAAGATGTTGAATCAGATGAATCAGAAGCCAAGTTGGGATTTAGACCAATATAGCATGCCGATCACCGTCACACCAAATACCATGCCACCATATCCTTATGGCACTTGGAATACCAAGTTAAATCAACCTAGTTTGTTTGGGGGCAATCTTGCTGATGATCCAAATATCAAACCTTATATGGATTCATTAAATCCACCGGCAACTTCAGGTGAAGACTGTTAATGAACATAAGCAACTGGTTGAATCCTATTGCCATTGATCTTGATACAATCACAGAAGAAATAGTTGAATGGTATCGCAATATCGGCGGCAAGGTAAATTCTAGAATAGAGTCAGGTTCATGGGGACAAATTTTTACTAAACATTATCTAGCATATGGCAACAGCAAATGGTGTTTTATAGGACCAGATATGGTGCCAGTACGTTTGTATTTTTGTGCAGAAGATGCTAGTGTAGCATTGATGTTTATTTTAAAGTTCGATAAGCACATATGGAAACATAATATGAAAGAACTTTTACATGAAGAAAATATTTTATGTTGAAAGTCAACTGATTGACAACACTAAATTGTGCTAAAATCTAGCACAAACGTACTAAAATCAAGCACAAGGAAAAATAAATGGCGTATACAAGCAAATCAACAAATGTACCAAAGGCAATCAAGAGTCAGGCACGCGGTCTGTCACTGTCACTAAAGGATCCTTCTATGTTTAAATTATTCATTCGTATGTGGGTAACAGCAACGCAAGAACAGTCTAAAGTTCGTGTCAATCGTAATCATGCGATCGGCGATGCAATGAAGGGTTCCAACAATGACTAAAATCACAGCAAGTCGGTATCATGATTTTAGTGCAGGGCATCGAGTTTTTCAACATGAAAGCAAATGTGCTCATATGCATGGGCATAACTATCGTGTTCATTTCACGATTGAAGCGCCACAGCTAGACAATATTGGTCGAGTGCTAGACTTTAGTGTGATCAAGGAATTGCTGTGCAGCTGGCTAGAAGACAACTGGGATCATAAGTTTCTTCTGTGGGATCAGGATTCATGGGCATCACCTATTTCAGCATTAGATCCACATGGTGTAGTTATCGTTCCGTTTAATCCTACTGCAGAAAATATGGGGCAGTATTTGGTAGATGTTATTGGTCCTATTCAGTTGTCTGGAACAGATGCCAAATTGATTCGGGTAGACATTGAAGAAACACGTAAATGTAGTGTTACGGTAGAGGTATAAAATGAGCAAGATCAAGATCTCTGAACTCTTCTATAGTATCCAGGGAGAAGGCAGATACATGGGAGTTCCTAGTATCTTTCTGCGCACCTTTGGCTGCAATTTTTCTTGTAAGGGCTTCGGTATGCCACGAGGACAACTCAGCACTGAAGCTGATGATATTGATGCCAACAAGTATGCAGACTATCGAGATCTACCGTTGGTATCCACTGGTTGCGATAGTTATGCCAGTTGGCATCATAACTTCAAGCATATGAGTCCTATAATGGATTCAGAGCAGATCGTAGAACAGATCATGACACTGCTGCCACATGGTGAATGGCGAGATGAACATCTAGTCATCACTGGCGGCGAACCACTACTTGGGTGGCAGCGGTGTTATCCTGATTTATTGATGCACGAAAAAATGCGAAATGTTCAAGAAATTACTTTTGAGACAAATGGAACTCAAACGCTAAGTCGAGAATTAATCAGTGCATTAAATATTTGGGATTGGGAAGAAGTCACATTTAGTGTGAGTCCTAAATTGAGCTGTAGCGGAGAATCTCGTAAAGATTCGATCAATCCTGAAATTGTAAAGGAATATGCAAATGTAGGCTATACATATTTGAAGTTTGTAATAGCTACCGAAGAAGACGCTGCTGAAGCATTGGAAGTGATTGACATTTATCGTGACACAGGATTTCAAGGTCCAGTGTATTTAATGCCAGTGGGGGGCACTGAATCTGTGTATGCACTAAATAATCGTCGAGTGGCAGATCTAGCAATGAAGCATGGTCTTCGTTACAGTGATCGTTTACAAGTGCCACTTTTCAAAAATAGTTGGGGTACATAACATGGCATTATTTGATATTTTTAAAAATAAGAAACCTGTTTCTGATCAAACTGAATCACCAAACCCTGCGCCAAAACCTAAGAAGACTGCCAAAGAAATTGCTACCAAAAAAGGCGAACCTTATGTAGCGATTCTCAATGTCGAACTAGATCCAGACAACATCGGCAACGGCGCCTTTGAATTAGATTGGAATGATAAATTCATCACCAATTTAGTACGAGCTGGATACAAAGGCAAGACTGACTCTGATATGGTAGATTTATGGTTCAGAGATGTTTGCCGAAATGTGTTAGCTGAAAACTATGAACAATGGGAAGCGAACTATGCTACCGTGCGAAAAACAGGCTATGAAGACTACGGCGACGGTAAATCTGGTATTTCTTAGCCAAAATCTTTGCCGTTCTTTTTTCATGATGTTATCATGTTCAGTATGAAATATTTACTTGTAGACCTAACAAACACTTATTTTCGTGCTCGGTTTTCTGCGCATCGTTCGCAGGACTCGGAAGAAAAAGTAGCTTTTGCAGTTCATGTAACACTGAACAGTATTGCTAAAGCCTGGCGAGAACAGCATGCTGATCATGTGGTTATCTGTCTCGAAGGTCGTAGCTGGCGCAAAGACTTTTACGAACCTTATAAAAAGAATCGTGCAGTGGCGCGTGCTGCCTTGAATGAATCAGAACAGATTGAAGACAAACTATTCTGGCAAGGACTAGATGACCTAAAAACTTTTCTAGAAGAAAAGACTAACTGCACTTGTCTGCGTCATGCTGAACTAGAAGCAGATGATCTTATTGCTGGCTGGATTCAGACTCATACTAATGATCAACACATTATTGTCAGCAGTGACACTGACTTTCATCAATTGCTAGCACCGAACGTAAAACAATATAATGGCATAACCGATGAATTACACACGATTGAAGGCATTTTTGACAAAAAAGGTGCCCCAGTGCAAGATAAGAAAACTAAGGAACCAAAAAAAATCCCAGATCCACAGTGGATCCTTTTTGAAAAATGCATGCGTGGCGACCCATCAGATAACGTATTCAGTGCATTTCCCGGCGTCAGGACTAAAGGCACGAAAAACAAAGTAGGATTGCAAGAAGCATATCAGGATAGGTCCAGAAAAGGTTTTGCGTGGAATAACCTGATGCTGCAACGTTGGGTTGATCATAATGGTGAAGAGCATCGAGTATTAGATGATTATGAGCGAAATCGTATTTTAGTAGATTTGTCTGCGCAACCTGCACGAGTGCGTGAATGGATCAATGAAACTATCACAGTTAATTCAGTGCCCAAGAATGTATCTCAAGTAGGCACCAAGTTTCTAAAATTTTGTGGAAAATATGCGCTGAATCGTATCAGCGATCAAGCACAAAACTATGTAGATTTCCTATGTGCTGCTTATCCTGAAGGAAAAAAATATGAAATGGTTTAATGATTGGTTTGAAAACAAAGTTAGAGAATCGTGGGGGAATGAAAACACAAAACTCGGTAGTATTTCTATTCTTGACGAAATAAACATGACCGACTCGTTTTCTCTTAAAGTTTTGCCTGCCCGTGGCGGCACTGTAATACAGGTTCACAAATACGAAAGAAAAACTGATCGAAATCGTTCATTTACATATGTAGTCAGTGAAGAAGAGTCATTGTCAGAACGTATTGCACAGATCGTAAGTATGGAGATCATTAGCCAATGAGCATTTTAATCGCAAAGCCAATTGTGAAAAATAAATTCTGGATTGTTGAAAATAGTGGACGAAAAGTAGCTACTATTCAAGCGGTAGATGAAGGCGGTGGAGTAGCATTCGTTAGCGGTGCTAGACGAGAGATGTTTCCTAGCTTCAATCTGTTGAAGAGAAAATACAATATTGAGATCAGTAGGCTGGAGCGTAAGAATCTAAGTACAGGTTTGAGAGAAATTTATGGATATCCTACTGATAGCAAGATATTCAATGCAGTATACGACCTACAAAAGCGTATTCCTGTTTATACTAAATCTAGCAAGAGTAAATGTTTTTTCTGCGCTGGTTATTACTGGATAAAAATGGGCGATGTGTGGTCAGAAATATTCTGCCCAAAACTTATTGCAGTTAATCGCTATGAACATCGTGGACCTTTTCACACAGAACAAGAATTACAGAAAAACAAACCATGAATGATCAAAACATAGCTCTTCCTCTTAAGTTATTCAATGACAAAGTACGAGTAATGAACCAAACACAAAAGAAAGACGTAGTGCTATCTGCAATCGAGGCTCGCAATTTACACACTGAATTGTTTGCATTATTGGCTCAGATCGCAGACTTAACTCGTCGTCCAGCAGCAGTAGAAACTGATGCTGTTGTTAAGATTGGCATGGATGGCGGTGGCTTTAAGTAATATACGATGTTATCTGGATAAATACTTCATCAAGGATAAGATTCGATGAGTAGACCAAAGCCAACCGTGTTGTTAGAATACGTAAACAAAACTACATACAAGAGTGATCAAGTATTAGCAAGTGAAGGGATTTGGGCTGTATTTTATAATCAACAGCCTATCAATCTCAAAACATATAATATGCTGGTTAACTATCCAGGACCTAAGTACAAAAAAGTCAGCTTCAGTAACAAAGGTCACGCTATCAACCTAGCTAAAAAACTTAACTCACTTTATAAGACTGATAAGTTCAGTGTGGTTCTTTTGCGTGCAGGCGAACAGATATTTCCCTGATAAAAAACGACTCTACGAAGAGCTAGTTCTAACCAAAATTGGTATAGACTTCTCAGTTATTGATAATGTTCGCGCAGCATGGTGGCAAAATCCTATCAATCCTATCAGTCTACGCTTGACTCGTGTAGGATTTAAATTTTTCAGTAGCAAGGCAAGATTTCATTTCCATGAAATTCAATTGCATAATAACCAGACTGTCACACCAAAGATAATGCTACAGCTAGAACGCCTGTTCGATGAACCGTATTACCTCTTGAATCGCTATATTTACGTACTCGGAGAAAAGGACGCTATCATGCTTAACCTCCATGCCGGAGACTTAGCTTCATATCTAGACAATCTAGAAAGTCAATAAAATCAATTACTTAGATAAGCTGTGCTACAGTTCAGTCCTGAGTAAAAATCTAAGAAAATCAATCACTTAGTTAAAATTGCTTGAAAGAAACTTGTCCAATCAGCACATTGATGCTGCTATACGCCTAAAATTATTTTTGCCAAACGGTTGACAAGCTTGGTTTGGCTATATAGAATATGCACATATTGAACGAAACGGAGCATCTAGCATGAGTGACCTGATTGCCATTGCGTGGGAATGCGAGTATGAGGATGAGGCTGAGCAGGCTTGCTGGTTATGGCCGATTACCGATACTGCGTTTTCGGTGTTGGACTTGGAACTCAAAACTCAGGGCAGCGTTCACTATTACAAAGGTGAATGGTACAGCGCCGATGTGGTCGGCAACAAGCTTTGTGTAGGCAGCAGCCGTTCGTTGGCGGCGCTAGCCGTTGTGAATTTTTCGGAGTTTGGCTGCGTTTAACGGTTGACAAGCTACCGCACGCAAGCTATAATACTTGCACAAATTGTGACTAAGGAGTAATTTATGTCCGTGACTGAAAATCGTACTATTACGCCGTCTGAAGCTCGCTCGCGTGTTCTTCGGGCGTTCAAGGCTAAACGTCCTGTGTTCTTGTGGGGGCCTCCGGGTATCGGCAAGTCTGAATTGGTGGCTGGCCTCACTGAAGACCTCAATGGTTATATGATTGACCTGCGTATGGGTCAGATGGAACCTACTGATATTCGTGGCATTCCGTTCTTCAATAAGAACAATGAAGTCATGGATTGGGCGCCGCCGATTGACCTGCCTGATGAGGAACTCGCCTCGCAGTACCCGATTGTAGTGCTGTTCTTGGACGAGATGAATTCGGCTGCACCCGCCGTGCAAGCTGCTGCTTATCAGCTGATTTTGAATCGTCGCAGCGGCAAGTACAAGCTGCCTGATAACGTGGTTATCGTAGCTGCTGGCAATCGCGAATCTGACAAGGGTGTGACCTATCGCATGCCGAGTCCGTTAGCCAATCGTTTTGTTCATCTTGAGGTCCGACCTGACTTTGATAGCTGGTTCCAGTGGGCTGTGGGCAACAACATCCACAAGGATGTTGTTGGGTATATCAGCTTTGCTAAGCAAGACCTCATGGAATTTGATGCTAAGAGTGCTAGTCGGGCATTCGCTACTCCGCGGAGCTGGACCTTTGTGTCACAGTTTCTCGAGGATGATGATGCTACCGACGCTGAGCTTACCGACCTTATCTCAGGCACTGTGGGTGAAGGATTGGCAGTGAAGTTTATGGCTCATCGCAAGGTGGCTGGCCAGATGCCTAACCCCGAGGATGTTCTCAGTGGCAGGGTCAAGGAACTCAAGATCAAGGATATCTCGGCAATGTATTCGCTGACTATCTCTATGTGCTATGAACTGCAGGAACAGCATAAGAAATTGGGCAAGGACAAGATGCCTGCTTGGCACTCTATGGCTGACTGTTTTCTCAAGTTTATGATGGATAATTTTACCACCGAGTTGGTAGTTATGGGTGCGCGAGTGGCGCTGACTACCTACAACCTTCCGATGGTGCCGGGCAAGATGAAAAACTTCGATGAGTTTCATCAGCGTTTTGGCAAGTACATCATTGCTGCAAGCGGCAAGTAACGAGTCCCTTAGTCACGGACTAGAGGCAGGCGAAAGCTGTAAGTCCTCTTTTTTATTGGATCAAGCGGTTGACAAGTTGTCCTCAGAGAAGTATAATATCTGTAAATAATGTAAGGAGTATGCTATGGAAGCAATCGCTGAGCGCACAAAAACTAATCCGAAGGTCGATGCTGCTGCCCGTGAAAAGCTGGTTACAGCTCGTATTGGTCTATTACTGCGTCAACCTTTTTATGGAAATCTTGCTACTCGCCTTCAGCTGGTCAATGCTGATGATTGGTGTCAGACTGCTGCAACTGATGGTCGTCACTTCTATTACAACAGCGAATTCATTAATAAGATGCCACTGAAACAATGTGAGTTTCTATGCGGTCATGAAGTGCTTCATGTCGTATACGATCACATGGGTCGTCGTGGTAACCGCGATCCAAAATTATGGAACATTGCTGACGACTATTGTGTTAATGCTGACCTTATTGAAAGCGGTGTAGGTGAAAAGATTACAGTAGTTGGCATGCTGTTTGATACAAAGTATATTGGTAAATCTGCGGAAGAGGTCTATGATGACCTGTATAAAAATGCTGACAAGATCAATATTGAACAGCTTACCAAAATGCTTTTGGATGAGCACATGGATGGTGAAGATAACGAGGACAACACTGAAGGCAATGATGGAAAAAAATCCATCAATGGCAGTGGTCCAGTTAAACTGACTGCGGAAGATCGCCGCCAGATTCGCGATGAAATTAAAGAAGCCATTATTAATGCTGCACAAGCAGCTGGTGCTGGCAATGTTCCGAATGGTGTCAAACGTCTTATCAAGGACCTTACCCAGCCTATGATTGGCTGGAAGGAATTGCTGGAGCAACAGATTCAAAGTACAATTAAAAATGACTTCACATTTGCTCGTCCTAGTCGTCGCGGTTGGCATATGGATGCTATTCTGCCTGGCATGAAAAACGGTGAAATGATTGATATCTGCATCGGCATCGATCAGTCTGGTTCAATTGGAACAGCAGATAGCAAGGTGTTTCTGAGCGAAATCAAAGGTATCATGGAAGCCTATGACGAATACAATATTCGAGTCTGGTGCTTTGATACTGAAATTTATGCTGATCAAGAGTTTACCAGTGACAATATGGAAGACATTGGCAACTATGTGCCTGTAGGTGGTGGTGGCACTGACTTCATGGCTAACTGGCGTTATATGAAAGACAACGGCATCGAACCCAAGAAGTTCATCATGTTTACTGACGGTTATCCTTGTGGCGAATGGGGCGATGAACATTACACAGATACAGTTTGGATCATCAAGGGCAACCCTGAGTGCAAGCCGCCGTTTGGTGTATGGGCAATTTATGAAACTGCATCCAAGAAAGTCAAGTAAGGAATCAACTATGAAAATTACTACTTTGTCACCAAATTCAGTAAAAAAGATGGCTGACTATCTTGGTCTGAGCGAACCTATTGATATGAAAGGTACCACTGACGTTGCAGAAAAAGACTTAGGGCAAAGCCTTAGTCCTACCTATGTAAATGCACCTGATGAACTGACTGATGCCGTTCAGCGATTACTTCAGGTTGAGATGCTATTGGAAGACCTCAGTCGTGCAATAGAAATTGCTTCGGTCATGCGCAATATTGATATGCTAGACAGCTTTAAACAAAGCGCAGATACATATCTACAGGGAAAAATTCAGATTAAGCAACCTGATAATGGTCCGATGAAAATCACTATTGTAACTGACGATCTGGATGCTTAAATACGGCGAAGTAAACCCATTGTCGGTATTTGAATTGAGGAGGATAAATCATTGTCCTCCTCATTTTATATCAGTTGTATTTGATATACGGACTAGCGAAAAAGATATCATTGATTGGGTATATACCAATCTATCAGGTCGTTTTTGCTTTGATAGTTATTATGATGAGTTACAAAGGTTAGAACACAATAGTGTCGTTCTTAAGACTAGGTTATCATTTGAAATACCAAGCGAAGCTAGTTACTTTGCCTTAATGCTCGACACTATAAATACCAGTCCTTACGATTTTTAAATCAACAAATTTTTTTTCTTACTCTGCGCCACACATTAAATATGTGTAGTTATAATTTTACAATGGAGATATAACACTATGTCTGAAGAAGTCACTCAAACAACAACTGCTGAAACAGCAGCACCATCTTTAACCCTTAACGACCTTATGGTCGCTCTTAACATGATCCAAGTAGTTGCACAGCGTGGCGCAGTTCGTGCTGAAGAAATGTCTGCCGTCGGTAACTTGCATGATCGTCTCAAGAACTTCCTAGAAGCTCAAGGCGCACTTACTGCACCTGTTGCTGATACTGCTGAAACTACCGCAGATGAAGCTGTTGTAGCTGCTGAATAAGGAAATCATCATGCAGATATTAAAACACGTAGGTAGGCACAACGATAAGAGGATTGTGCTTGCCTTCAGGCAAGTTCCAGGCGATGAACACATGTGCCTCGTTATCTATAGTGATACTTTGCCACAGCTTCTGCATGATGAAGTCATGCAGTGCTTGGAAAGCCCAGTAGGGCAAGCAGCAGAAGAATTGTCGGATGCTTTGTTTCGCGTCACAATGAAAGACGGCCGTAATTGTTTAGATACTTTGCACCGCAGTGGTTTTCTCAAGAAAGTTGCAACTAATCAGGTAATCATTACTCCTAATGCAAAGAGTAACGTGCGTTTAGATGAACTTAATACTATCTTGAATGAGATGAAGACAGGCGAAGAAGCAGTCAGACGACTAGCTGACCTGGATAAGAACAAAGGATTGACTACTCGTAAGAAGGAAGCTAAAGAAGTGGGAGCTAATCCTGCTAGCAGAACAGCTGTAGCTGATGTATCGACTTATGCTACTATCGAAGAAGTACTAACCGATGACCAGTTAGCTAGTCAACGTATCGCCCAAGCAGCCAAGATGAAACTAGAGGCACAGCAGCTATTAGCTGAAGCCGAGCGTCTGGAGAAGGAAGCTGCATCATTTGATAAGGTAGTTTCTTCAGATGGCAAGAAGCCCAAAAAAACCAGCAAAAAGCAAACGGCTTAAGCTAGCTCTCACCGAGAGGGACAAGTGGCGACAGATACTGAAAGAAGTTGAAAAAGCAGAAGCTCCGGTATCTATCTTGCATGCTATCACGGTCAACTTGATCGACGGCACTAGTGTAGACATTAATGTCCAAGATCTGTTAACTGAAGGCGTTGACGCAGAGTTCCTCGAACAAGAGATTAGTCGCAAACTAAAAGAACTAGACGGCATTGTAGAAGATGTTGATTTTTTAATCAGCATCGAGCATGTGGCTAAAACAATACAGCCTGCCACTGATTCACTATTGAAAAACCTCTAAACCAGTGTATACTGTGCTGCACAGTATACACATGGAGAATATCTAATGAACGTTCGTTTAATCAGTTACAGTCAATCTACCTCAGAATTTTCTGATCTAGGCATTGATGATATGCAAGAACTTGTAGCATACTGTGCGCGAGTCAGTAATCCAGCAAATCAATTCAACACTGAAACATCAGAAAAGTTAATTCGATATCTGATCAAGAATCAGCATTGGAGTCCGTTGGAAATGGTTTCTGCTTGTCTTGAAATAGAAACCACGCGAGATATTGCCCGACAAATCCTGCGCCATCGTAGTTTCAGTTTCCAGGAATTTAGCCAGAGATATGCAGACCCTACACAAGATCTAGACTTCGTAGTTCGAGAAGCACGCCTCCGGGACCTGAAAAATCGACAAAACAGTATTGATACGGATGATAATGAGCTGGAATCATGGTGGCAGGACCAGCAAAAAACAGTGATCAACTTAGTTAAAGATATCTATGCTCAGGCTATTTCACGTGGCATTGCCAAAGAACAAGCTCGTGCAATACTGCCTGAGGGAAACACTGTTAGTCGCTTGTATATGAATGGTACTCTACGTAGTTGGATTCATTATATGGAATTACGCAGTGCTCACGGTACTCAGAAAGAACATCAGGAGATCGCTGTTGCTTGCGCAGCGGTGATCTCCACAGTGTTTCCTATGACTTCTAGCTTCTAATTATAGAATGCTTGTGATGATAATCTATCTATTGCAACCAATAAGACAGTGGTTTTATAGTTTGTGACCGTTAGTCGCAAAAATAAAGTTCAACAAGTGTTTTCATTTATTCAAGCCTCCTGTTAAATCAATATTCGATAACTATAACGCCACCTTTTCCATTAGTTCGTGCACCGCCCGCGCCGTAACCACCACCCCAAAAACTTGGTGCATTGCCAGGGTCTTGGCATCCTCCTACGCCGTCAGCGCCAGCGAGTTCCAGCTGACCCAAATCAGCAGTACCACCATTTCCACCCACGGTATCCGAGGTAGTTCGGGAACCAAGGTTACCAAACATTTGTATTGGACCCGAACTACTGTTTAACCTCAACCGTGAACCAACACCATTTGTAGTCGATAATGGAGAAGAAGAGCTGGTACCCCCTCCGCCAACTTCACAATAATATGTTGTCCCTGGTGTGACACCAGTGAATATTTTTATTGCTGTTCCACCAGCGCCACCTGACGAGCTACGAGAACTTGTTCCATCGTAAACACCGCCGCCGCCGCCGCCGGTTACAATAGCTTTAAATTTTGTAACATTGGTCGGCACCGTCCAGGAACCGCTACTAGTTTTCACTACCATATCAGAGAATCCTGCAGATACTGCTACTGCTTGAACAAATGCGGTAGTAGCCACGTTAGTAGAGCTGTCAGATGAAGTTTGAGTAACTGCTGTAGTTGCACCATTTAGCGTAACTGCACCATTTAGCGTAACTGCACCACTGAATGTTTTTGCGCCCGATATTGTTTGTGTTTGGCTTTTGGTGACTATATCTGCACCATCTAATGTTGTACTGCCAGTGCCGCCGCTAGTAACACTTAATGGAGTGCCCAGTGTCAAACCACTATTGATAGTAACACCATTAGTGAAAGTTTTAGCACCGCTAATATCACTTTGTGTACCTGATTTAGTCACGATGCCTGCAGTATCCAATGTTGTTGCACCGGTACCGCCTTGACTGACAGGCAATGGTGTAGCACCAAATCCTATGGTTAAAGCTGGAGTTGAAGTGTTGGTAGCTACACTTGTAGTCAGGAATGTAGTACTAGAACTTGCAGTGAATGATGTTACAGTACCAACACTAGTCCAAGTTGGCGCGCTTGTTCCTTGACTAGTTAACACTTGACCGCTTGAGCCTGCTGAAGTAAAAGCATATTTACTCCCGTCACTGTATGCAACTGAACCAGCAGATCCTACTGCGATAGCGCCTGTTCCGCCAACGCTTACTGCTACACTGCCCCATGTAGGCGATCCACCACCTGCACTGCGTAATACTTGGCCACTTGTTCCGACTGAAGCAGTGAATGCATATGCACTACCATCACTGTATGCAATTGAGCCGTTCGATCCTACTGCGATAGCGCCTGTTCCGCCAACGCTTACTGCTACACTGCCCCATATAGGAGAACTTGTGCCTGCGCTGAGCAAAACTTGTCCGTTTGATCCAGCTGCTGTAAATCCGGTAGTACCTGATCCTGTCTGATATGGTACTTTACCTGCTGTTCCGCCTGCAAGGTTAGTTGCGGTTGTTGCGCTAGTTGCTGCGCTAACAGTTAATGTACTGGCAGAAGCCCATGTGGGAGCACTTGTTCCTCCACTAACTAAAACTTGTCCACTGCTACCTGCTGCACTAAACGCATACGCTGAGCCTGTGCCATACGATATACCACCTGCTGTAGGTGTAGCGGTAGATGCGGTACCACCGTTGGCAATCGGCAATGATGCGCCGCTGTAACCAATTGTTATAGCAGGTGTAGTAGTGCCGGAAGCTACGCTTGCAGTCAAGAATGCCGGAACACTAGAAACTGTTACTTGTGTTACTGTGCCAGCGCCAGGAATTGAACCTATACTAGCCCATGTGGGAGCACTTGTTCCTCCACTAACTAAAACTTGTCCACTGCTACCTGCTGCACTAAACGCATACGCAGTACCACCATTGCCATATGCGATACCACCAGCGGTAGGTGTAGCAGTACTGTTTGTGCCACCAGCAGCTATTCCTACAGTTCCCCAGGTAGGTATTCCTGTGCCTGCGCTGAGTAAGGCTTGTCCGCTTGATCCCACTGCAGTAAATTGATAGGCACTACCATTGCCATATGCGATACCACCAGCGGCAGGTGTAGCAGTACTGTTTGTGCCTCCGCCAGCAATAGCAACTGTTCCCCATGCCGGTGCTGTGGTAAACACCAAAGCTTTTCCACTTGCGCCAGTAGCATCTATAAATCCAGTGGTGCTGGTACCAGTTTGGTATGGTATTCGATTTGCAGCGCCACCAGCAAGATTAGTTGCAGCGGTAGCAGTTGCGGCAGTGCCGTCAATGCTTACACCAGTTAAATTTAATGATCCTGTAGTACGATTCAACGCTACAGCAGTAGTGCCGATATATACTGATGACGCACCAAGTACGGCTGAGGACAAAGTGCCAGTAATCTGGGCAGCTGGTATATTCGTTAAAGATGCACCAGATCCAGAGAATGTTGTTGATGATAGTACACCAGTGCTAGGGTTGTAAGTTAATTTAGTTGATGATGTCTTGACAGTGCCTGTTGTACCTGTAGTTGTATTCCAAAATAACGGATACATAGTAGAAGCAGTAGAAGTATCATCAGACAAGGCAACAGATGTAGTAGTGTTCAATGTAGTCCAAGTTGGTGCACCACCGGCACTGACTGTCAATACTTGACCAGAAGTACCAATTCCTAAGAAAGTTGTAGCACCAGAGCCACTTTGATACGGAATAGAATTAGTAGCACCGCTCGCGAGATTAGTTGCAGTACCTACAGCAAGAGAACTTTGAGCTACCCAGCTAGGTGCAGAACCAGTAGATTTCATCACGTATCCATTAGTGCCGATTCCTAGTGCAGTCAATGCTGTTGGTGATCCAGTAGATGCCGAATATACTATATCACCAGCAGTGTATGAATTTAATCCTGTCCCGCCATTATCTGCTTGTAGTGTACCGGTGATCGTTAGTGTTCCACTAGGTGCAGTGATCGTTGCACTAGATCCGCCGTTTATTAATAATCCAGTGTTAGTTGCAGCCAGAGTTAAAGAAGTTATGCTTGTACTAACTGACGTTATTTTATCATCAACATAACTTTTCATTGATGTATTTGCTACGGTAACTATAGATGAAGTATATGTTGTCTGACGAGTATTGCCATCATCTACATAATTTTTCATTGCAGTATTTGCAGTGACTACTGCTGAATCTGTATATGCTTTAGTTGCTACTCCCAACGCATTGACTGGATTACCTGAGACTTCAATCAATCCACTAGTGCCATTGACTTTCATAGCTTCTAAAGTAGTGACTGATGTTGGTGATACAAACAGCTTAAAGCCATTGGCTGTTCCCAATGAAGTAATGTTTACATTTCCACTGCTAACCCCAAATTTGAAACTAGGTGAACTGATCATGCTAGTCTCAGCAGTAGAACTAAAATTCATACCTGGATTTATAGTACTCAGGCCAGAGATTGAGACTCCTGGCTGTAAGTTAAATGCAGTAGAATCACTGCTCAGTATTGCAGTGAGTTTGTTGTTAACTGTAAGATTTCCTACAATATGAGTAGTAGAAGTGCTGTCTGTTAAGATATTGGCTACATAAGAAGTAGGTGCAACAGCAAGACTAGAAGTTGGCCCAATGGGCACCCAGCCAGCAGATGGACCTGAATATACATTCAATAATGCTTTATTTGTATCCCACCAAAGATCTCCTACCTGAGGATTAGACGGTGCTGCAATCGAACTCTGTGAAAAAGATGTTGATTTCCAGCCTATTGTGCTGTTTACATATGTCTTTAACAGTTTATTTTGACTATCCCACCACAACTGTCCACTTAGTGGATTTGTTGGAGCAGATGAGTTGCTGAAGTTTTCCAGCATCTTGATGAAGTTTTCATTGATCTGCAGACCATAACCTGCATAGTTCTTACCTATTAGATTGATACTAGTAGCTGTCTGGTTAGATGTACTATCAGCCAGTGTAAGAAGAGCTGTACCATTCGTTAATGTCAAAAAATAAGCCATTTGTCGTTATCCTACTTGTTCATGTATTTATGCCCAGTGCGTCGGCTTACGGCGGCGTATAAGCAGGCCAACTGATCTTTACATAGCCGCCTTGACCATTACTACCCTGGAAATCATAAGGCGCTGTTCTGTCAGGTGCATCTGCGCCATTACCACCTGTTCCATAATATTTATTATCTAATAAAGTGCCAGTGCCACCTGCGCCGCCGTTAGAACTTGAATCATCTCTTGTGCCTTTTATACCAGCTGTACCACTCTTTCCTGCTTTGTTTATGTTAGTATCAGTAGTGATGCCACCCTTAACGATTGTGCCGCCTGCTCCCTGTGCGCCACCTCTGTCAGTGTCAGCGCCAACGCCACCTGTTCCACCATTTACAGATGCAACAATTATGTTTGCAATACTTAAACTACTAACTCCACCAGCACCTGCTCGTGCATTCCTACCGGCGTGATCACGGTCTCCTACCAAATCTATGGCTAGACCAGCAGCGCCAACAGTTATAGAGATAGCATGATCTTTTGATACAGTGGTAGGATATACCCAATTGACAATAGCTGCGCCGCTGCCGCCACCGCCACCACCACCGCCATTGCCACCTTCTGTTCCTGATCCGCCGCCACCGCCACCACCAACCAGGGTAATTGTTAAATTACGAACAGAATAGCCAGGATGAGTAATTATGTGTGTTCCAGCGGTATATTCTGCACTAAACGCTGGTTGTGTCACCTTGATAGAGACAGGAATATTTTGTGTTTCTCCGTTTGCTGCATTGCTCTTTATAATTAAAGAATCATTATAAGAGCCCACATCAGTAGTACTGACCATTGTCAATGTCAATGTAATTGATTCATTATAGTTTAATGAAGCACTGCTTTGTGATACGGTAAAATTACCAAGACTTGAACTTATACTGGAAATATTCAGCGTCGAGGGATTATCTCCATTATTTTTTAATACAATTGTCGTCGTAGGCAAGTCAGTACCAGCTACATTAGTTAGAGACAATGATGATTTATTTGCATTCAGACTTGGCTGTTTCGCTATAACTGTTCCAGTTATGGTTATCTGTTTGTTTGGTGTATCAGGATCATTACTGACTATGGTCATTGTGTCAGTATATGTACCAGTAGCTAATGCGTTCCATGCAGAAAATGTTAAATTAAATGACAAACTAGTACCAGGATTTATTGTGACTGTTGGCGTAATGTCTGAATAGGATGTGTATCCATTGGTACTGTTAATTGCTGTCACACTCAATGGTGATGAACCTGCTTGGGTATTCTGTATCCACACTTTGACACTCGTAGGTGTATCGCCTTGTTTTATAGTGCCGAGGCTTATAGTTGATAAGCTAGTTGTAGTGCCACCAAGATATACAAGAATATTGGGATACTTAGGTATATACGTGTAAAGTACCGGCACTGCTAACGATGTATATCCAGTGGTGGTTGTGTCACTATTAATGGTTAATGTTCCAATTTGTTGCTGTCCAGTTGTCGGCCAATCATCTCCTGCTGATACAATAGCTGTTGCAGTCTGCTGCGGTGCTATTACCGTTGTGGAAAGTGCAGATACTGTGCAGCTTCCACTCGGAGAAATATCACTGATCGTAATGCTCCTTGAGCCTGCTACTGCTGGTGAAATATTCTTTATTACTATAGTTTGTGAATTTGGCTTATTCGTATCAGCGTTTAATGTCCACGAACTTATAGGAGTAACTACTGTACCAGCTGTCGGCGTTGCTATTGCCGGATATACCTGTATTGCAGCTTGTTTCACTGTGATATTATATTGTAAATTTACGGTGACAATTGGGTTTGAGAGGTCACCAGTATTAGTAATATCTATAAAATCTAAGATAGTGCCGCCGGTAGTTATTTTTTTGCCAGTTACAGTAAATGTTGCGGTACCACCATTCTTCGTTACAGTAACAGGCAAACTGATGCCACTTATTGTAGATTTACTATTTCTAGATACTATGCTATTGACAGTTAAGTCTAGCAGTCCAGTGTTTTTGATTGTTATGAGTTTGCCTGTACCACCTGCATCTGTATCATAATATGAATCTGTTAATGTTGTTGGACTAACTCCTATTACTGCAATTTTTTTAGTAACATTCAATAAAAAAGGTATTTCAGATAAACTACCAGCATTGCCTCGATTATTGCTATAAACACTGATCTTTTCATTATAAGTCTGTACGAAAGGTTGAGTAACAGCACCTGCTAATTGATTTCCTTTGACCGTAAGTGTAATAAAATTACTTCCACCCCCAGCAATAGTATAGCTACCGGGCGCTGTTACTATTGTTAAATTATCACTGATAGTTATAGGATTGGTGATAGTTAAAGAAGCAACTGGGCCGCGGTTATAAATCGTAAGAGTCTTAACAGTACCAGCAGTATCATCATAATATGAATCTGTTAAACTTGTTGGACTTATCTCAATAACTGGTAAGTTAGTTATAGTATATGTAACTGGGATCGTAGTGAGTGTGCCAGGAACACCGTTGGTATTATTTGTAATTCCAATTGTATCAGTTGCTGTGCCAGTTATTTTCTGACCAGTGACACTGAAATTTACACTAGCGCCTGGTGCTATAGATAATGGTGAGCTAGCAATAGGCACAGGAGATACGCTAACTCTAGCAATAGATCCACCAGAAACCGTCGTAATACTGGTGATTGATAATGGACTTGTTCCAGTGTTAGTAATAGTAACTGTTTTAGTTGCACCGGTGTTATCAATATCATTGTAGGAATCTGTTACTGAAGCAGGCACAGAAATAACAGGTACTGCAGATATAGTTAGAGTAACTGGCACAACAGTCAACTGATCTAGTATTCCACGATCGTTACTAATAATGTTGATTGTATCATTTGTAGTTTTTGATAATTTTTGTCCGATTATATTAAATGTTTTAGATGCGCCTGCTGCTACAGTAGTAGGAGTAGCTAAGCCACTGACAGCAGCTACTGAGCCACCTGAAGTAGTGGATATACTGCTTATGTTTAATGTTCCTGCGCCTCCGTTAGTAATAGTAACTGTTACAGTATGACCTGTTGTATCAGTATCTTTATATGTATCTGTGACAGGCGAAGGGGTAACAGCAATAATAGGTTGCTGAGTTATTGTATATGTGACTGGTATAGTCTTGCTAGAATTAATTGGATCATTGCTAGTAATTGTAATAGTATCGGTGTCACTGTTAGTTAGTTTCTGACCAGTGACTTTAAAATTTGCACTAGCGCCTGCTGCTATAATCAACGGCGCAGTAGTGCTTGGAACAGGTGATATGCTGACTTTAGCTTTTGCGCCGCCGGAAGCAGTTGTTATGCTGGTGATTCTTAGTTCACCAGCACCGTTGTTAGTAATAGTAACTGTTTTATCTGCACCGGTGTTATCAATATCATTGTAGGAATCTGTTACTGAAGCAGGCACAGAAATAACAGGTTGCTTAATTATTGTATATTCAACAGCTATTGTCTTAGTAGTACTCGCTGGGTCATCACAGCTGATTGTTATCGTGTCTGTGGCACTGGCAGCTAACTGAATACCAGTTACATTAAATGTAGCATTACTACCAGCCGGTATTGAAGTTGGTTTATTTGTTATAATGCATTTTCCAGTGCTACTCAGATTGGAAATATTCAAAACTCCTATACCGTCATTATAAATGGTTACGCTTTTTAAGTTTCCGCTGGCAGCGATATCATTATATGTATCTGATAAAGTATTTTGCACTCTAATTATTGGTTGTTTTTTATTGACCTGTAAAGTCACTGGGTAGACAGTAATAGTTGAATTTACTGGATCATCACTGGTGATCGTTATTGTATCTACATATGTACCTATTGCTTTTGATGTAGCACTGAGAACTAGAGTGCCGTTGCCAGCTGGTGAACCAATAGAAGCTGGATAACTAGTAACGTTTATTGTACCATTCAGACTTGAAACACTTAATATATTGACTGTCGCGCCGTTGCCGTTATTGTATAAAGGAATACTAGTACTAGGCAGACTGTCTCCATAGTACATTGTCAGAGTTGAAGCAGAAGTAGTCTTTATGCTAGACTGTGCAAGTGATAATGTCTTAAATTCTGGAATCACAGTCGTTGAGATAGGTATTGTCAACGTGCTTGTTCCTAATGTACCCACTGTTGCTGTTATAACCAGTAATCCAGACGTATCTTTCCCCAACAACACACCACGTACTTTTATAGTAATAGATATTGATTGACCAACATTTACAGTAATAGGAAAAGTTGCGCCAGCTGAAAATACTGATGTATAATAACTGCTGTTGGATGCAACGATATTAGTTATCGAAAGATTAGCAGTGCCGTTATTAGTGATAGAAACTGTCTGAGTGTCACTATCATGATTCTGATAAACTGTAAATGATAACGAAGAAATATTAGTGTTTAGTGAACCTGACGGAGTAGGATAGATCTGTTCCCACTCTTCAATGCCGACCTTTGTCCATGCTTTTTGAACAGGTTGCCAACCACTTGCATTCTTGATCCACATATTTTGCACTGGTTTCCAATTTCCAGTTGCAGGATCTTTTATCCATATCGTTCCTAGTTTACTATTAATCGCCATGTTTTGTATCTTTTAGACTTGAAACCAAAAATCTCCTACTGCAGCAGCTGAAGCTTCTGTGCCAGTAGGTATAGTACTTCTCACATATTTTGCACTACTTTGCCATTTTGAATCTGTAGCTGCAGTAATAGCAGCTTTAGTAAATGCAGTAGTAGCAATCTTGGTTGAATTATCACCAGTTGCTGGTGTCGAAGCCAGCAATGGCGTGCCTGTCAATGTAGGACTATTGATAGGCGCATATGTAGAGCTAAGACTAGATATCGCAGTATCAACGTATCCTTTGGTAGCTGCTCCATAGGTAGTACTTGGAGAAGCACCTAGCTGCACCTCGCCTGTTGAGCCATAAATTCTCAATGCTCTTGTTGTTACCGCACCAACATTTACATATAAGCTCAAATCTGCATTAAGAACAGCGTTGCGTATAGCCATATCACCTGTGCCAGACGAAGCTGATGTAATTAAACCAGCACTGCTACCACCGAGATTGATATTAGCTGCAAAAGTTTCAGTAATATCCTTTCTAGCGTAACTAGATGCTGATATACTGTTTAATTTCTGACTATCAGTGGCTTGACCGTTGAATATACCACTGTTTGAAGCATTCAAATTTAGTCCAGGATATAATTTAGCATCACTGGTTGTAAATCCTGTTATCGGAGTAAATGTAAACGCAGAATCCCAGCTAAAAATAGCAATGAGATTTCCGTTCGCATACATTTTTAGGATTGGATGAGCGCCATCTAAACTTGGTATAGCACCACCAAACCCATTGAGTTTGCTATATGCAGGACCTACAGTTACCCATGCACTGCCGTTATATGATTTAAATTGATCGTTAGCTGTGTCCCACCATTGGTCGCCAGTTGATGCACCTGATGGTGCTGTTGTGCTGCTAGTGAAGGCTGAACCTGTTACTAGTTTAAAGTCGGATCCATTATATACTTTCAGTCGATTTAAGGTCGTATCATACCACAACTGACCAGTGATAGGCTTAGACGGAGGATTGCTAGTAGTTTGAGCAAAATTTTCCAATATCTTAACAAAGTTTTCGTTTTGAATTAGTCCATAGTTTGGATAGTTTCTGCCGATTAAATTCAAAGAAGTATTATTATTTGGTGAATTAACGTCAGGACCATCTGCTGTACCATCATAAAGTACGACTACTTGTTGTCCTCTGCTGTTGTTTATCGTATAGCTATTTGCCATCGTTTATTATCCTATTGTACTTAAATTAGTCAGTGTTTGTATTCTGACAGTATAATCTATCTGTATCAGTCGATTTAAACTCTTTTGAACTGGATGGAATATAACATGAGTTAACAGCTTGCCCGTTGTAGTCAAACCACTACTGCCGTCAGTACTTCGAGCTTTGAGTCCTAGTTCGTCAAAAGTATAAGTGTCATTCAAATTAGTAGTGTTATCGAATGCTTGTTGTGTTGCAGGTTCGCCATAATCAAGAAGACAAGACACTAATATATCTGTGTACACTTGTCCAGGTACGTGTCTCACTTCCATTTTGTTATAAAGAGGATTCAGATTCGCGGCTGCAGTATTATCCACAATTTTAGCGTATGTAGGATTATACAAATTAGAATTTTGAGTATTGGTATTGGCTGGTAGATAATTGATCACGCCGGTTGGATCCACGCTTGTGCCTCCGTTTCCAAAATGCATCTCATAGATATAACTCTGTCCTTTATTTGACAGAGAATAAGCGATGGCTTCTGAAATGTTTTCATAGTGGATACTATTGAATTTATCCACCAATATTTCTGAGTTCGATGGATCAAATATTTTAATGTGACCTGTTATTAGCGCATCTAATTTATTGTGCATGTTTATTTCTACCACTTTTTCTATTGCCAAATTTGATTGATTTCCAGCCATCAGTAGTTCTATATATCTTCATATTATTATCTTTTTTATAATTATTCACTGTGATATAAATGTTTGGCATTTCATCCTCGCTTATCAACGATAATTTTTCCAGATTCTGGATCAAAAATCTTTATATGTCCTTGCACATACATGCCGCCAAGTTCGTCAGGACGTCGCTCAGGTGCTGCTTTTTTAGATTCTTCAGTGAGGTCTTTCATAATAAGTATTTATTACCTTCTATATCGTATATTTATGGTCATGTGACGTTGTTCTTTAGGTATGTTACCTCGGTAGACTTACTACCCTGGAAACCATTGCCTGCTAAGAAGTTAATAGGTGAAGTTGGATATACTCGTAGATTCGACGCATTTTTATATAGATAAAAACGTTTGGTAACATCATTGTCTGGATATTTACAATTAGCAAAAACTCCACTGCTATTCACTAATGTAATGGTTGTACCAGTACTGTTCACTGCTACTATACCTGTCGCCCCAGTTATAGCTTGAGTAATAGTGTCGCCCGCTGTAACAGTATTAGCAACAGAGATAGTCAAAGTCTGTGTAGCTGGTGCAGTATACCAAGTATCTTTATGAGGAGTACCTGGAATCGGACGAGATGTCATATCTTGCACTATCGCAGCATTTGAATAGAACAACTTATTCGCGTGCGTGACATACGGTGCAGCCAAGTGTACTAGCGGCGCTCCTGTGCCATTTACTGAACGACGAATCTGCCCCAATCTATTTTGAACTATATCTCGTTCATAATAAGTTATGATTTCACCATTGAGATATATAGTGCCCGGCGAAACTAAACTTGGATTTGGAGATGCCAATACTGCTGCATCTGCTACAAATATATCAGTGTCAGTTATATGCAAATTAGCAGTCAAGAATGTAGTTTTAGCAAAAGTATTAGCGTCTATCTTATAATAACTAGGCCATTGTTTACTGTCAGATGACATAACATTTGCATTCATGCCCTGCACGACTGAATGTGCTAATGTAGTAGTGTTTGTATAGATATTACTGTAAACTCTCATAACCATTGTGTCGTATGTCACACCTGGCACTAGTTCTTCTGGAGCATGACTACTGAAAGTATCGTAATAAGCACCACCTGACACTATAATGTCTTCAGCTCTAGTGCCAAGTGTACTTTGTGTATCTATTATGGTAGATATATTAACAGGTGCTATCGCGAGGTCATTGCCATCCAATGACAAATTTTTCACAGTATCAAATATTCCTGCTACATTTGACAGCGTTATGAAGTTTGTGTTTACAACCGTTGATCTCAATATTGCTGTAGCGTTACCGCCAACTTGTCCTATTATGCTACCATATGAAGCAGTAATATTTGACGGCAATGTAATTTCAACAGTGCGATGCCCGTAATCGCTTTGAATATTCGTGTCAGTAAATAACGGATTATTTTGATCATAATAATTAAGTGTGATATTAGCACTTGGTGCAATATAGTCAAGCTGACCAGTTATATACAGATTTCCTTCAGTAACTTCTTCAATTAACACTTGATTTGTGTTTAAGGCGATACTAGTTGGTTCAACAGATGTTGGCAGTGCAGAGAAGCTGAACGTCAATGATGACACCTTGACACCAGTGTTGGCTGCCTGATCATACAAATAACTATTTGCTAAGAAAGTGCCGGTTATACTGACCACTGGTATTACGTTGCTATCTGTAGTATCAGCAGAAACTATAGCAGTTGCACCAGAAGAAAGCTGCGTTAACACATTACCACTAAGTGTAGTTATATTAGAATTTAGTCTTATATTACCAACAGTAGGTATACGATTGTATATAGTAATAACACCACCAGACGTTGTTAGCCCAGGAGCAGATACTGTCACTACATTACTAGACGATTGAGTCAACACTTTGACATTAGCTGTTCCTTGCTTGATATAATCGCCTTCTTTGACGATCACAGCACCAGACAGTTTTACAATGTTAACATCATTGTTTATAACTGTCAGATATTGACCTCTGCTATATCCATGTTCAGTAAAATTAAACACAGCGATATCATCACTAGTTAGTTTTGTTAGGTCATCTACTACCATATTAAGAGTATTAGTTATAGTACCAGTGTGCACTACAGAAGTATTTGCAGAAGAAGTTAATTCATCAAATTTAATACCTTGCACTTTTACACCAGGATATTCGATACCGTAGACTAACTTTTTCAAGTCTTTAGATAACATTGTGTTGTCTGGCTGATAAGAAGCCCATATTCTATCGTTAGCATTATCAAATTCATCAGCTGAGACTAATACATATTTCGTATAATCAAATATATTTGTTACACGAACTGGCCTTACTCTGCTATCTACATTATTGGCATATTTAATATTTCCAAGTCTCTTAACGAATGTACCACTGATATTAGCGACAGTAACAATATTGCCGCCAGTAACTGTTGTTAATACAGTAGCATTACCTGTTTGACCAGACTGCCAAATAGCTACACCAGCTTGTAAAGGAAGATTTCCTGATACATAAATATTTCCGCTGAGTTTTAATACAGCTGAGCTATACACATCAGTTAATGCCCGATATGCTTTTCCTCGATAACTTACAATAGTATTAGCAGTAATCGTAACATTTGGAGTCCAATCTATCACTTGTGTACCATAACTGACACGATCAAACTTCAGCTTTGTATCAAATGTACGAACTTTATTATAACTCTTATTCACCGTTTGATTAAATGAAATCATAGGAGATGTACGATTAGTTGATATGGTTCTTATGTTATACAAACCTAAACTATAATTATCCTTGGCTATGGAGGCATTACTATAGAACGTGCCACGAACATTCCAAATCGGCACTTTAGTTATCCATCTTGTTACCTCAGGTTCATACGCACCCGAAGCGTTTGAAAATACTGTTGCGGATGCCCAGGTACCTTGAGTTAACGTATTACCTGCGTAAACAGTTGCATTGCCGGATATCCATATTATCTGAGTAGCAACTGCTGGCTTGACGTATAAGTTTGCAAACTCTGAGAATATGTATGAATTACTTTGAAACGCACCTACCACATTTACTAATGTTATCACATTTCCATTTGAACTTGTATAGACTGTACCAGATGCATTAGTATTAGGTTGATATATTAGATTTCCAGTATAAACAGTAACTGCTCGTTCTAATGACAAGTTTATTGTCGGTATAGTTTCTAAGTAGTATTGACCTGTGAGCATTGGATATCCTGCAGCACCTGTGCCGGTGCCGTTAATGAATATCTGTGGTGTACTAGTATATCCTTCTCCTGGTTTTATTACTTCGAATTTTTGAATAGTATTAGTGCCAGCATTTATCACTGCTCTGATCTCTGCACCACTACCACCACCGCCTTTCACAGTGACGCTTGGTTCTAAGAAATAACCATTATCTGACAAAGTTGTTAACGAACTTACTGTAGCATAGGTATTAGCACCATTATCATAGATATAATTTGTAGTATCGAATGTGCCACTTACACCTGATAAATTTAAAATACCAGTGTCACTACTGCTAATAACCGTACCTGAAGCACTGTTGCTGCTTTGTGTAACTGTGTTTCCAACTTCAAGCACAACAGGGCTACTAAGAAACAATGAAATAATCGGTGATTGTATGCTGCTACCGACGTTAGCTACCAAAACTTCTTTAATACTATAAGTGTGGTTATCTCGCCACTGACTGTACACTTTTGAATTCTCTAGTTGATATGCATCTGTGCTTACTGATCCATCTGGACTGTGATAATTGCTAGTAATTTGATTATAGATACTAGGTAAGTCAAAATCTGTCATGTCAGCTTGGTAATCATCTTTTCCTTGATAATCAACAATATATTCACGTATACTAGTTCTGTATGGTTTGACTTCATTGATATAGCTTTCGTAATAGGTCTGATTATCACGAATATAATTTGGAAACTGCTCTAATTTTCTGAGTTGCTGTATAACGCTAACAAAGCTAGTTTTGAAAATCCAGTCTACGTCTTTTTGTTCAGTTAACACGTAATTAATCATAAAGAAAAACATCTGATTCAGATTTTTTTGTAGACTCTTGATGAATATATCGTTCAATATTACATCAAATATAATTCTAATTTCAGTTGTAGCATTTACAGTTGAATCATATAAAGACGATTTAAACTGAATTGTTCCATTTTGGATGCCCACTAGATCACGAGTGCCTGATGCATTATAACGATAAACTTCAAATTGACCATGGCCATTATTCATTACTTTAATCGTAGTAGTCTCAGGCAAGTTTGAAAATTTCAGAAGATCATTTGATGTTTCAACAACATAATCTGTCTTGACTGTAGGATCATATGTGCTATCATACCAGTCTGCTTTAGTCCAATAAAATGGTACATTATAACTCTGAGTTTTTGATAATGTCCAAGGACTATTGATATTACCTGAATATACATACAGAGCCCATATACCTCGTTGAGATTCGTCACTCAATACTAAAACAGTATATCCAGATGAAATCTTTGATAGATCAATGTAATCTAATTCAATTTTGGTATCAGTTGTAATATCATAAGTCTCGTCTGACGGCAGAGGTTCGCCATTGTATAATGAATCTATTCGAAATTCTTCAATCACAGGTACATTGATCAATACGTCATTGAGATACTCTATCCAGTTTTTCAATGCAGCAAATCTATTGACAAAGAAAGACTGTCGCGGTCTGTCATAGATACCTATTTTATTTTGTGGACTTAGTGTAGGATCAGGCACGTTCTGACCGTGACTATCAACACCAGATAAACTATCCCTGAGTTTATTGATAAATCGAGGGGGTATTAAACTAGTAGCATTGCCTTCTTGTATCAATGCATACTCACTATGAATCACATCCGTATTCTTAAGCGTGTCGTAATTAATATGCAAGATTGTATTATTAGCAGTGATTTTGTTTGTTATGCCGTGCAGACTAATAGTATCAGAACGAAGAACCTGGACATAAGGAATACCTTGCCGGGAAGGATTCATAATCATGTTTTCGATCGCAGCTACACTGATATTTTTGTTACTGTCTTGATCAATGGTAGTTTTACCGCGCACCCAGAAATAATATCGACTGCGTGTTGTTTTACTAACTGCATCTACATAACTCTCTACTACATAAGCAGTATTGTTTGGATACTTAGGTGTGCCTGAACCAGTGTAACTGTTTGGCAGAACATCACTCATTATCCATTCATAAACTTCAACTGAGCTGCCAGGAAACAGTTCTCCCCAATTTGCTTCACGGTAAACCAGACTACCCTGTTCATAATCAAGATATCTCATGGTTGACAAATTCCACCATACTTTTCCAACCTGATTCATACCCCAATGACTATTAACATTCACTGACAGTTCCATTGCAGTTTCGTCAGCAGCTCCAGCTGCGTTATAAATTGCTGGATCGTATGGTGTACGATAATCAATATCTTGATCTGCAACGCCTAATATTCTGCCTTTAGCTGGATCGATATGATCCAATCTCGACAGGACTACATCTGTATTTTTATCGTAGATATAAAAACTAGTGATACTTCTAGTATCAACTTTTGGCATTTCTGAACGAATGATGTCCCACCCTACATTACCTGATATATCCTTATAGATATAGTATGTACCAGTGCGTGGGACAGCAGTGAGAAGACCACTAACTTGATCAGGTATTATTTTATTTCCACTGTCATTTTGAGCACCAACTAACAATGTATTGTCATTCATAGCAAGACTGCTACCAAACAAGTCATTATTAACTAGACTATTGTTTTCTAAACGTTGAACTAGCACATATTGATCTTGTGCTACACCAGCTAAATCTCCACCAACTAGCCCATAGACGTATACAGAACCAGAACCATATATACTGTCTAAGAAATTTGTGCTGTCTTGATCAAATGTTGTAGTATTAGTATCTAAAGTAAGAGAGTTATATGTTGTGCCACCAGTAGCACCAATTACTAACTTACGTGAATCACTGCTAGACACTACGTGTGCACCAAAATTATTAACTTGGTCATTGGCTGGATGTTTCAATGTTTGTGCTGCTTGATAGACATTTAATCCTAGATCCCTAAGTGCAGTACCCGGACCAGGGCTAACGACCAATCTCTGGTAAGGTGTCAATACATTACTGGTGATAGACAATACACCTATATCTGACACGCTAGCTGTAACGCCAGATATTCCAACACTATTAATGTTGACTGCTACATTTGCAACGTCTGTTTGAGTAAATGTGACTAATTGGCCATTGAGTCTAATAGAATCGCCCACCGTAACAGCTGGAGAGAACTTGTTGCTGCTTATCACACCATAAGCTGCACCTTCATTAACAAATCTATAAACAATACCACTGTAATAACCTATTTCACTGTATCCAGGGCTAGCAATATAGATATCAGCATCATTACCACTGATATGAGATGTTATGCCAAAAGTAGCACCACTGGTCTGAGAATCAGAAACGATTCTTTCCATAAATTGTAATTTACTAGTTTCTATATCGATACGACTACCAATGATCGGTGTATTTTTGAAAGTTATAACATTACCAGATATAGTATAGTGAGTAGTTATAGTTTGTAGATTACCATCAATCGTTATTCTAATGGTATACGGGTCAAAAGAATTTTGAGTAGCATAACTTGCACTTGTATTAGCTATAAAAGTTTCAATACTTCTGTCATAGACATATACTGCGCCGGCTGAACTTACACCATCTACAGTCTCATATGGAGCACTGATTATTGTTTGGCTAGCATCACTTGTAGTCTTAACTGTGTATCCAAATTTAGCAGCACTGCTGTTTGATATAGTATTTGCATAAATGTATTGTGTCACTCCAGCAGTGTTTGCATGGAATACTTCAACATTACCTTTGTTTGGAGCACCTATGAACAACCAACGACCATCAGTACTTGCGCTTATACTCTGCCCAAATGTATCGCCGATATTAGATACTCCTAGCATAGAAGTCCAATGGCTGCTTATCTGCTGAAGTTTAGTAAACGTAGCGTTGCCATCAAAACTGTAAACAAATACATTACCTGCTTGAGTAGAACCGTCGCCCGGCACACCGACGTAAAGTACATTTGCAGCACTATCTAAACTAGCACCAAAATTACTAAGTCCAGTATTTGACGAAGATATGTTAGCTACCAATGTAAATGTACTGCCGTTTACGACGTTCGACACAAACGCCATCACTCGACCTGAGTCAGCTGACGGCATACCAGCTGCAGCAAATTTGCCGTCTTGACTGATAGTTGTTACTGTACCAAAGCCACCGTCGGTAACGTAATCATTGGCTGACATCTTCATGTTAGCATTAAAATTGCTGACATTTCCTTGCCATGGATCACTTTTGTTATAAACAGACCATTTACCTGAATTTATATCATTGTCTACCCACAACTTATCACCGTTCATCCAGCCCCTGAGCGGTGTTATTGAATTTAAATCAGTAGCTGTCTTCAACCGAGAACTTATAAACTTAAATAAAGAACCAGTACCTGTGATAGTCTGTAATTGCTTAATTGTAGGTGCAATAGCCACTGTAGCAATATTAAATTTAGTAGGACTATCGACGCTATAAACTTGGTATATGCCGTCAACTCGTGTATCAAACGCTTTTATAACAATTAAATCTCCATATGCAAGTGACACTCTGCGATCAGTAGTTACAGTTGAAATATTATCAATGTTATATGATAGTGATATGATACTGCCTTCGGTCTCCGTTAGGCGATATACATTCCAATCATTGTTAAAATCTTTAGCACACCAGATTTTATATCCTATACCCATTTGAGCAACTTTGTTGCTGAGAGAAGAATAATTTGCAATGTCGTATATAGTGGTGTTTATGTCATTCATACTGACATATCCAGCAGTATGAATATCATTTTCGTAGATACTATGAGCATCCCGATTCAGGAAGATATTAGCTTTATAATCTGTGCCTGTACGATATGTTTTATCTGGAGTGATACCAATGATTTGATCAACAGACGATCCATTATTAGGAAGTAAAGTAAGAACGATCGGATCGCCAGTGTATTCACCTTCAATCAGCTGAACTTCAACAAACTTATTGTTGTTTAATGCACCATATTCGCCAATGCGTAATGCCCATTCTTCATATAAATTAACTGTGCTACTTACACTGTTAAATCCAGCAGCAGTGAATGCATTTACAGAATTGATTGTGCCTTTTTCTTTAATAAAACCTTGATAGAACTTAGCTTGTATAGATTTATTAATACCAAGATCAGTCATATACTGACGTTCTTGGAATCCTATAACTCTATCTGAAAACTCATCGAAACCTCCTTCTGTAGAAGGATCGTCTAGGTCAAAGAACTGATTAAACTTTCCAGCATTAAATGTGAAGTTAGGTAACAATCCAGTTTTTATTTGATTAGTAGGTATCTGTCTCCATTGAGAAGGCGCAAACTCTACTGTTGCCACGATGTCATACAAAGCAGCATAATAAAAACTTTTATAGCTTACTAGTTCACCTTTCTTATAATCAACTCCACTATTCCAGTCTGGTACTATTGGGCTATTATAAATAAAACCTCCAGGATTCAGAGAACCTGTCCAATTGCCAGTCTTGCTACCGACCAGCTTCATTCTGTATTGTCTATTACCTAATTCTGGTTTATAAATGATGTCATTGAATACTGTGGTATTGTCAAATACCATTACATGTTCAAATTCAACCACATCTAGAACTGCCAACGCAATAGTCTGTACAAAGTTAGCAGTAAGTTTAAAATTTCCTTCATCTCTAAGCACTGTGAACTGATTAGACTTGATAAAAGTAAAGTTAGTATCTAAAATTCTACTAGACCCAGGCGCATTTTTAATGTTATCTATAACGCCAGAAGTAGTATTGATTTTAATAGTATTCAGAATTGGACTGAGTACAAGTACGCTACCCAGTGGCCAACTTTGCTGACTCCAATTTAGAAATTCTTTACTACTGAGCACAAAATCTCTTTGCTCAGTCAAATCAGTATCATAATCAACAAATTGTATGCCTAAGCCAGTAAGATACCTTCCATAACTTATTAAAAAATCTACTAACTGTTGTTTATTGGTAAACTCAAATCCATAAGGAATAGTAACTTTATATTTCTGATAATCTTTATAGATAACTGCACGATCATTAAGCACTGAGATAGCATAGGCGTTGTTATTAGCTAAACTAGGTATGATTGTGAAATATGGATTATCCACATCATATCCGCTTACTGTATATCCATTTTCGCTTCTTTCTACAATAACAGCACTGTATGTTATAGTGTTGATAGGTGTAGATTTATTGAGTTCGATTGTGTAATTCTCTTTTGGAATCACAACGCCTTGATTAGTGCTAGTAGGACTACTTTGTTCAGCGATCACTTCTATCATCGTTGGATCTGTATAGCCAGCCATTTTATAAGCTAGTTGCACTGACACATATTGAAGATAAGTGTTTATTTTAGTAATAGGATCTATGCCGTTATTACGTAAATAATCTGACACCCAGTTTATATAACCAGCTACTCGTTTAATACTTCCACCAGTGGTGTCGCCGTTCAGTGTTACTGTCGCTGGTGTTATACGTTGCAGATTACTTGTTAATGTATATTGATCAAGCTCAACATTTCTGAAGTATTCGCCTACATTGATCAGAGTTCCAAAATAAAATGCAGGGAATGCAACTGCTAACGCTTGTTGTAAAGCATAAGGAAAGTCACTACTACGACGCCACGCGAATTCAACTGGTCCTTGGTTGCCAACTACATAACTCGCACTGGTATTACTACTATCGATTCCAGCTACTGCAAATTGATTTGGTGGTCTAAGTTCGCCATGATCATCTACAGGAATAATTTTGCTTAGTCCTGACCTAGCAAACCTAGTATCGAAACCGGCTCGAGGACCTGCATAAATATATCCTTTTTCTAAATCATGCCACATTACTGTGTTGCCGCCGGTATACGGAGGTGCGCCGTAACGGTCTTGCCACCAGTCTGGTTCTTCAGAAAATCCTAACATTTCCCATGGATTAGTATGAGGTCTATATGTATCATAGAAATAATCAAAAATAGCTCTCCATGTTCCAGTAAGCCGTTCTCCATCTATACTGTCATTGTATATCCTGTAATTCCAAGTAAATGGATTACTGACTTGGAAATAGTCATTCGTAGTAAAATCAACTCGGTTAGCACCTGCCCATTTCAAGAAGCTGCGAGTTAATATCTGCGTAAATTCTGTATGGCTATATTTGCTTGAACGAAATTTACCTGGTATGTGATCAAATATATCAAATACATTTTTACTGTAATTAATCTTAATGTTATTATAGATTCTTTTTTCAAATTCTAAAAGAAGATCATCTCGCATATCACCAAATGCAGGAGTAATACTGCCATCATGACCTTGGATAACGTATACTGGATCTTGATATGTATCATCCAAATATATCATTGGTGTAAACTTAGGATACAAACCTAATTTAGTTGGTGTTTCTGGAATATAGTTTCCATCTGTATTATCGTATTCATTGATTGTGATTGTATCTTCAACATTTAATATGTAGGAAGTATTGATTGTTACGCCAGCCCTTGTGGTATCAAAAACATAGTCAGTGCCTTTGGTTAGCTGTCTATTATTAATATAAACTAATACAGCGTTATTGCTTAGTTTAGTATCATCAAATATTCTGCTGATTTCATAGTCTCTAATTTCAGCATCCAATACTGTATAAGTGATAGTATTTTTGATATCTCCGTAAGGAATCATATCACTATAGTACCATGGAAAAGATTTATTCTTTACTTGATTCATATTTTTCAGAATCAAGTCGCATATGCCCGGTATATCTGTAAGAGCTACTGAATCAGATAGTTTTGATACTGATTCTATGTATTTGTTTTTGATCTTCTGAAATTCGTGCCTAGCTAAATCAATACCTTTTATCAGATTTGCATCTGTATCTACCAAAAACAATTCGCTATACAGAATTGGACTAGCGTGTTGAACTATGCTACCACCCTGTCGTTTAATAGGAACATCTCTTAGATTACTATCACCCGGCAATGTGCCCACAATACGAGTTGTATTTTCAGCAAGACGAGACAAATGATTACGCATTTGACCCAAGCTTAAAGTAGTAAAATTCTTATTTTCAGTATTCAGATCTAGATTTTTAGGTACTTCATAATAACCTATTTTACTAACAGTATCACTGTATATTCTGATGTCAATCTTATCGCCTGCTACGAGAGATGTATCATCTATACGAATATAAGTATTTGCACCAACTTTGATTTGAGCATATAAAGAAGGTATCACCAAATTACTATTTTTGTATACTCTTAAATGTGGCACCGTATTGTCTGTTTCATTTGGCAATATATCTATGATAAAATATCGATTTAGTCCGTCAAAAACTCCACTGATAATTTGAAACTGTTGACTAGGCTCTATTTCTTTTATCCACATATTACGCACAGCATAATCATTAAGACCATTGTTGACACGCAACAAACCTACAGAATTGATATTCGTGGTAACATTATTGTCTATATCAGTGTTCAAATACGTAAAAGTGTCGTTATCAAAATTATTGGTAAACTGTATATCACCAATTTGGTTAAAATTACGATAACTTAACGGAAATCCTAATATTGGATCATCGGGGCCGGTGCCCGTTGTGTAAGAAAATATATTAGTGCCGACAAATGTACTATCAGGATATACATCTGTATCGCCTAGACTATATCCATTCTGATCAATTACATCGAATAATGGCGCTTGATTTAATGAAGTTTTAGATTGACAGGGTAGCCAGCTTGTTCCGTCAAAATAGTACTCTACACCTGTAATAACTGCACTATCAGTGATGACTCCATCAGATGCAATTAGATTGTTATATGCAAATACTTCAGTATCGGTTGATGGCTGTAATGTAATCAAGTATTTTTCGTTAATGTATGAATACTTAACTACATAGATTTTATTTCTAACTGTATAGTCTATGTCATTACCAAATATTATTCTTTGACCATCTTTTAACTTTACGTTGTGCGGTAAAGTTACTGTTTCTTTAAGCTCAATGCCATTGAATGCATCGGTAAATGTACTAGTCAATAATAAAATATTGATTGGTTCTTTGGCTTTTCGGCCATATTGTTGCAACTGAATATCAGGTTCAAATTCGATAATAGGTCTGTTAGCTCGCAGGGTTTGATCAATCAATGCAATGGTATTATTATACTCAGCAGTTTTTTTGATTATATCAATGTGAAACCAGCGATTACTTCTAGTCCATGAATTTAAATCCTGACTACCACGATTAATAGTTATATAATCTTTCTGTTTACCAAATCCTTCTGGACTGACAAAGTAATTTACATTTATTAATCTAATAGAAGTACCAACGCCTTCAACATAATATGTGTTGTCTATGTATGATGCAGGAATAACACCGCTGCCAAATTTGACTTTCATACCATTGGTAAATTCTACACCGTTAGGACTCTTATAAGTCTTGCTATTCAGTATCTTGCTGATATCAATCGAATTATTAAATATCTCAGATAATAATATTTCTCCTTGGAATCCAGATTTTAAACCGTCCTGATAATACAATACAGGTAAAGGTGCAGTAATATGGGGCACACGTTCCAAAAGACCAGAATTTGCATCTAGATAATATATTAATTGGCTTCTAGTACTGCCATTGCGAACAAAAACTCTTTGATTTACGCTTACCTGGACGTCTGGAACTAGTTTCACTATTTCATTGCCAGGAATACCAACTAGATTAATACGCCATAAACTTCTTCTCTGACTTTCTAGTACAGTAGGGTATGAAGAATAGTTATAAGAAGTAAACAAAATAGCTGTACCTGAGCTAAGTTCAATACCAATTGGATTAGTAAGAATAAGTTGATTTCCATTTATCTGTTTAATTCTTATATTGGTATGCAATAGCTGTTCGTCACTAAGATACATTCCTACCGTTAAGTCGTTTGAATTTTCAACATAGATCGTTGTGTCAGTAGCAACTGTTGCTGATGTCAACTGTCGAGTCATTGATTCAGCATATAACTCACTATCATATAAATCATTAGCTGTCCAGAAAACATCGTCTGTATCATTATTGATGAATACTACAGTCTTGCCTGCTAGACTAGCAGTCACTTTATCGAAACCAAAATAGGGCGATTTTTTCAAATCACTTAACTTAATATGTTGTATATCATTAAAATGCGCATCAGTACTCAGATCTGCTGAAGCTACCATTGGCATTTGTAAATATCGATCTTGTTGTGTCGGCTGAGGCACTGAGAAAGTTATTGTACCGCGATCTATGCCATTATTAGCTACACCTAATACGTCTCGTGTAGATATATTTTTTTGATTTGTTTTATAGCCTAAGGTTCCTGGATCACTTTGTATCCAGAACGGAAATCCAGGTTGATCAACTATGAATTTGTATGTGCCACCATAGCCTAAGTGTAAAGCAGGATTCTGCGTCGAACCTAAGCTGCTGAAATGATAGCTACCAGTCGAAGGATCACGAGTAACAACAAAGGTTTGTTCCTTTTCTATAGAACTTCCGTAAACGTCTACTGGGTCTGGGCCATCAGTAAGCCAGTAATATTGACTAAAATTTATAAATTTATCAAAGTCAAATCTTCCGTCAAAACTATAAGTCTCATTACTGAATAATCTACTTTGATCAGAAACATTGCCACCGTTATGTTCGATTTGATTGAGTAGGTCAATATAGCTACTAAAAAATTGAGTTTTCTTAGTTTTATCTCTAACTACAATACTAGACTCTAGCTGATAATTCTGCCGTTCTACAGTAGGTTCTGGCTGATAATTATCTGTACTCTTATAAGTAGGCGCAAACTTGCGCCCAATATATCCATTGATTTTTCTCAGATCAGGTTGACTAACTAGCTGGTCTAATGTGGCGTTCAAAAACTTCTTGTTAGTATCTGAACGAAATATCTCTGGTAGAAAATTTACTGTCTTTATGGCCATCTTATTTCCATCATGGTATAACGTTTGCTAGGCTTTGATTCAGCTGTGTAGCTGTTATTGCACTGATAATCTCCACATTATCTACTGTTGCTGCGCTAATGATCACTTCGTCTGGTTGTGCATTAATTTGCATCAAACTTCCAAAAGCCTGATTGTTGGAAGAAGGGACAATTATAACGCTAGCTATATTAGGAGATAACATATTATGAAGATAGGTACTGAGTTCACTAAAATAGAATGTCTCACCAAAATCCCAATTGTTAGTATCAAAAAAAGTATTAATAGCTGTAATCAAGCTGGTCTTGATATCGTTATCACTAACGATAACATTAGGATTCTTTACTACTTTAAATACAGCTTGATATTCAATTCTTACTTTATTAGTATCTAATCCAAACACTGGTTTAAATTTTCCTGAGTTGTAGACTAGAGTGTCACTCAATGCTTTATAATTATCTAGACTAGTAGAACCTGCGCCATAAGCCATTTTAAGTTCTTCATTAGTAGGTCTAGTTGGTTCAATAACTGTGCCACTAGTATCTCTGATCCAAGCAATGTAATCTTGGGAATATTGCTTAGTAAGAATATAAAAGTCCATAATATTATTTGGGCTAGGATCAATTCTTCGTTCACTTGGACTATTATGACGATGCTGAAAATATACGCTTTGTCTTCCAATCTCAGCAACATAACTAGTATCGTTGTTCAATTGACCAGTAGAATTCAACTTATAAAATAGCTGTTCAGAGGTTGCATAAAATATTTGGCCAGCTGCATAAAGGCTCTTATTAGCTGATATAGATGACTGTGTGGTATATGTAGTTACTACTGTTGTATTATCTATTGGCACAAGAATATCATAGTTATCAGTGGTCAATTGATGCTGAAAGAATACATATTTCTTACTAAGATTTACAGTTGGTGCAACTATATTATCAAATAAATCAGGATCGTCCGGAACACCATCAAAATTAGAATCAGTGAAAGTTATTAACAACTTGGAATTATCAAGAAATCCAGTGCTGTCTATTAATGTATTATAGATATACCAAGTTTGATCTTGGGTCAATGGAGATGCACTATCAGGTTTATTATTGATTTTCAAAATTTTTATTTGATCATGCACTATTATACCGAGTCTTGGATCATATGCATTAACTTTTGGATCAAAATAGAATCTTGTTTGATCAACGCTACCAAATATATATTCTTGCGTTCTATACAGTGCAGAATAACTAGTACCGTTAAAACTAAATCTTACTAACCAGCTAGCATCTAACGCATTGCCTGATGTATTGCCGGTGTTAGTAAGATCGAATATGCTGGTTGGGTTTAAATCTTGTGGATAAATGACTTTCCAAGTTTGATAGTTGACATCATATCTGATACCGAAGTTTTTGTAGCTTTGGATCAAGCGAGTCATTTCATCTGTCATTGATTTACCAGGTAATGTATTATTAAAAACTGGTATTATTTGATCTAGCACAGCACCTGTAGGCACTTTAACGCTGAGATTCACACCGTTATTGGACAAGGTAGAAGTCACCGCAGCATAGATATATAATTTTTCACCTTCGTATACGGGGGTACCAATTTGAATTTGATTCTGTGTATCGAAATATTTGGTATTGTCCGTACTTGCTACAAATCGAAGCAATGAACCTACCGTAATATATTTTAGTGCACTAGCAGTGATTTTACCAATATTCATGATTGCACCAGTCTGTGCGTTACCAGACCGTAGATATCCACTGCTAGAGTTGGTATCTATAGATATTTGTGACCATAAAACGTTGTTAAAATCAGAAGGCTGATTCTTTCTGGGAAAGTTTGCATAATAAAACTGCTTCATTTCTGTTGTAGACAACAGTGGATCAATTATGTTGTAAACAACATTATTAATGTCGTTAGGTGAAGTGAAACTAAAATTTACACTTTTGATTGGTTGATTTTGGTATATGAAACCATCACTGCCAAATATGTTAGTACTAGAGTATTTTCCAGTTGCGTCTAACACATCCAAGAATCTGCTTACACCAGCACTAGAACGATTCACTGCTTTTACTTTAAGAATACTATTGAAATTTACATAAGGAAAGATATTATAATCTTCACCAGTGATCATACGATTCTGTGTATAGTACTGCTGCGGTGCTTTGACTCTAATATCATCAGATACTTCACGTATATCAGAATTTGCTACTGTATATTGTAAGCTGGCGCGAATAGTAAGAGTTTCAACCCTATTATTTCGACTGACATAGTTAATAGATACTATTATTCCCTGCATTTCGTCAGGCGTTATTTTATAGCGTTGGCCGTTGCTAACTCTGTAATATAATCGATATACACCTTGCGGTACATTTGCAAATGATCCGTCGCCAAACACTAGATCAATTTGATCATTAGCACGAGTGTTTACTTGATATAAATTTCGATCTGTACTGTGATTATAAATGACATTTATGCCAGCTAATGCTGGTACTTTAGTCCAAAGTGTTGTTGGTGTGTTTGTGCTATCTAGCTGATATAAACATATATCACTATTGTTAATGTTATCAAAATTTACATTCACGACACGATTAGCTAATGCTTGAGCTAAATTGAATGTAGTAGTGCTTAGTGTGCCTTGTTTGAAGTAGACAAAATAGCCAGTGTTTGCGCTATTGTTGCCTTGATTGTCATTACGATATAATACATTGAATTTACCTGAGGGCTTAGGCTCAGGTTCATAGATGTAGCTCTGATTCACGGTGGTAGCACTGACTGCTTCAAAATTCATGACACTGCCGTCAACCGTGGCCCGAAATCCGTAAGTTGGCAATACACCCTGCACAAGATTTATTGTATATTCATCAGTTTGAATACTGTTAATAGATTGACTATTTCCGGGTTTTCCAATCATCTGACTGTTTACTAAACTTGCATTGAATATAGTTACAAATTGTTCTTGCCAATCTGGATTAGTTGTATCGTTCCAGCTGATAATCAGGTTACTGAGATCAAAGCCGTTAGAATCTATAACTCGTTCAGTGGTCGTAATGCTGTCTATTTTAAGTAATCCGTTTGCTGGCACATTGCGCTTAGCGTTATAACTAATTAAGCGTGCTAATTTCAGTACACTGTCACGACGTTCAGCTGTATCAAAAAAGTTTTCACGAGCATTTAGATCCGTGCGAAAAGCAAGACTTTGACCTAAAAACGCAATTAAATCAATCAAAGCAATATATTCACTGCTCTCAGTGTAATCGTTAAAATCTTCTGGATAATATGTTCGCAAATATTCGATCATCGACTTGCGAATAGTTTCAAAGTCGTAGCTCTGAAAATCAGCTTCTTTAAAGGACTGGTATACTTGCTTCCAGTCCTGGTTTACTAATAGATTGGTCTGACGTCTAGTGATAGCCATTCTTTAAATATCCTGTATCTCTTATTTATGACTGTTAGAAACAGGGGTTTTATTGGCTTGATGAAAATACTTTAGTAGTTCCTGGAGAATTCTTATCGAATTGCATCATCAATGTTTCAGTTTGATTTGTTGTTAGATATACTAAAGTCAATATGATTTGTATACCGTAAAGTTGTTCTGTAATATCAAATTGAGTCACACCTAAACGAGGATCATATCTAACAATACTATTAACATCGTCTATAATACTTTGTCTGAGAGCTTCAGTAAATGGTTCAAATAAACTATCCCATATCATTGTTCCAAAATCAGGATGCATTACTCTTTCACCTTTTCTTGTATTGAAGTGGTTTATGAGATCTTGTTTAGCTAATTCAAAATCGGTGACTTTAAACTTTTTGACTCTATTAAATGTAGAAAAACCATTGTATGTTGACATATTAATATTTACCAAGTTTATTTAGGTTGATATGTTGACAAGTAGATATGCACTGGATCTGCTGGCGAATAGTTTCCGCCCCAACTCAACCCGTAATCACTGATAGTGAAAGTAGAATTCAATATCTGAGCCTGGCTACTATCAATAGCAATGCCTTGGCCGTGAGCGTTTAATTTTCCGCCGTAAACAACGGGTAAAGCAGGCGTAGTGATTCCTGCAGCAGAAGGGTTTTCTGGTTTTTTACCACCTGCAGCTTGCCATTTGTCATATATAGCTGTTTGTTCAGTTTGGCTGCGATAGGCACTGGTTATTGTGACTTTGCTACCAGTCTTATTTTTATAATCTTGCGCAAGTCTAAGCATGGCGCTCTTGAAACTACCATCCAACTGATCGAAATGTGACCTGTCGCCACTGCCTGAGGTGAACACTAATACGTCGTCTGGATTAATACCACTGGTATTTTCGCTAGCAAGCCCACTGCCTACAGTAGGTGTCACTGCACCGTTAGCTGCCAGAATATCAATAGAGTAACGCCCGTGATTGAAGTAATTCGCAGCAGTATCATCACCACCTTGATCTCGCCATTTTTTAGCTTTATCAACATCTCGGTAATAATGTGCTACGAACAGCATGCCTGCTGCGGTACAAATATCATCAGTATTCTTAATTCCACCATTAGCTATTAACGCAGCGTAGTTTGTGGTAAATTCATCAAATTGAATTTGATCTTGGGTACTCTTGTATTCAAAGAACGTTTCTTCGCTGTTTATTTTATCTTTGCCTGTCCAACTTTCGTTATATATCACAGCAGAATCACTATATTGCTTGTAAGCATCAGGCTTAATATATGCTCGCGCAGTATCTGTGAGATAAAAAGCATCGATTTGATATTTGCCAATGACTGTATCGTTAGCTACTTTAGCGTAATCCCATTTACTCTCAAGATAGCCTAGCTCACTCATCATAGCTTTAACTTGCAGTTGACTAAACTGAGGCGAGGTATCACCGATTCCACCTGGTGGGCTATAGTTATCAGATTTATTCAGATATTCAGCAGGGCATGTGTCTCCCTGTAGAGATTTAGCAGAAGCCTGAGTGATGCCGGTGTCTACATTAGAAATGGTAGTACTACCGGTGCTTGACAATACATTGCCGGTTCCATCAGAAACTTCTTTGTTTTCTGGCAGTGTTTGTGACTGCTCGCCTGCATTAGCCAACAATTGTTTAACTGAATCTTGATTCTGTTTAATTTTAGCTGCTACGTCAGCAACTGTAGTATAACCTTTTTTATCTGTGTCAAATCCTGAATTAGCTCTTTGTGCAGCACTATTTGGTTGGAAAACTACATAATCGTCAGGCTTACCCACTGCAGCTGGCCATAATATCGTTAGATAAATGTCAACTAGTCTAGGTGTTGGTGCTTTTTGATTAAGTTGATTAACTTGAAAATATTTCAAAACAAAGTCACACTGATCCTGCCGAGTCAAATCTTTTATCGCGTTAGTAGTTGTACCACATGCCCGACAAGCATCTGCGCCAAACTGAATTAAACCAGTATAACCTAAGCTGTTTGTTATCGCTGGATCAAACGTACCTCCTGTTTCTAAATTCATGCAGGCTAACATGTCAATATAGTTTAGATTTAACGTTTCACTAATACTCTTTACTTTGTCAAGAAAAGGTTTATCAGTAGACCAAGGATATGGTTGACCTTTAACTTTACCTCGATCAGCGGCGTTATTCGGCGGCGGTAGAGTATAGCTAGGCGGTGCACCTTTCTTAGGTGGACAGATACTGCTGTTTACAACTGTTAATGGAGCATCGCCTGTTACTTGAATGCCTGCACCTTGTCGTGTCCAAGGTTCGTGTTGTGGCAACACTGATACAATACTTTGTGCTGCAGCTATTTGTTCTCGCCAAACATTTCTTGGCGTAACATTGGGATCACTTATAAATCCAGTTGCATTGTGCGTGTTTTGCTGAATCGAAGCACCTGTAATTGTATTGCCACCCGATGTCTTATTCAGATCTATCTTACTGCCATTAATTTGTATTGCACCACCGGCACCCATGTTTATCGTACTAGCTCCGATATTCATAAAGCTACCAGATCCAATGTTTACTTTGCCACCAAAAGCTAATATACTATCTGAAGCAGTTGCATTGATTTTAGAAGCATTGACATTAAATTCATTAGTTGCAAACAGGTTAACATTATTTTCAGCGTGTATGTTGACATTCTTGCCGGAGTGAAGATTCATGTCGCCTTGAGTATGAAGATTGAAGCCGGATGCGGTGAAAATATGCATGTGCCCTGAGCCAGCTAATTCTATCCAGACTGAGCCTTCGCTGTTAGCAATATACACAATCTTTTCATAGTCATTCATCAGAATTTGATGCCCTGATGATGTGCGTAGGCGTATTAACTGATCTTTGCCTGTGCTATCGCCATCATCCATTACAAACTGATGACCACCTTTACGAGCACGAACAGCATACGTATTATCATCAATCAAACCCTGATTGACTTTTTGTTGGTACTCAGGATCATCTGCAGGATCATTTCCGTAAGCACGTCCAGGTGTAGATATACCAAATACGTGACTTGGTGTTTCACGCTGACTGCTGCTGCTTATTGCGCCGCGAATACCATCGATGTCCAACCCCTGCCTGAGTAACACATTAGCTTGCCATTCATGTATAGGTCTTGGGTTATTGTAAAAGTTATCTGATATTGCATCTGGAGCATTTTCATTGAACTCGACGACCGGCAGTACCTGAGGTTTTGGCCCGTTAGGGTCAAGACTTGGTTTAAGATAATCGTCAACCGTCGTTGTATCTGCCTTAGGGTTTGTAGCTATGCCAGGTACCATGCCATGACTTAGAGTAGGATTAATACACGCAAACCAGTATCCTCTACCTGGATCTCCATTTACAAATGTGCACAATACCTGGTTTCCTATATCAGGTGGTATCATCCACATCCCATACGTATGATTTACTGTGTCAAAGCTATTCTTTTCATACTTGCTAGGTTGATAAGTTGCACCAAAATAAGGACTTGCATAGCTTACTGTTCTCCAGAACGCAGGATTATTACCAGATTTTTCGTCCTGGGTACCACCAAAGTCAGGTATCCATACCTGTAGTCTACCGCTGCGAGTTGGATCATAATTATCTTTGACTACTCCTATATAGGTAGCTGCGTCTAATTTCGTACCGGCAACTTTTTCTCGGTCTGTGTGAGCCGGAGTTTTTCTGCCTTGTCGCCTATCTTCTGCCATTGTTTATCCTTTTTAGAAGTCTTGATTTTCTCGCGGTGGGCCGCTGTTTACTATTTGTGCTAACTCTTTATCCACATTTACTTGGTCATTGGCTTCATCAGCCAGTGCGTTCAGATCTTTAGTTTCTTGTGATATAGCCTTTTGTCTCTCGTTTGGATCATCTGGCAGATATTGTGTAGTACCATCTGCTTTTCTTAGTGTCACACCACCACCTGATACCATAGCTGTTGTTGTAGAAGAAGTTTCTTTTCTACTTACTACTGTGCCGGCAGCATTTGATTCATTCGTGGAAGTTGTTTTTTTATCTACTACTACCGTATCTGGATTTCCTGACGCAGTAGAATTTACCTTAGGATCTGCTGCTTTATTACCATTGACTAAATTTTTATCAGTGATACGGTTATCTGCGGCGTTTTTATCTCCTAACTGATTTGAATCGGAAGACTTATCGTCGCCTGGTTGATTGAATTGCCGAATCAAATCAATAGTCTGTACAAACTTGCCGTTTTGAAATTCACTTTGCACAGTCATGACCCTAAAATATCCACTGAAAACACTTTCTACATATTTTGAATCTTTTCTAAGCAATCCTGTGGTTTCATCTATATCAACAGGAGTTTTAAAAGTAACATAACAATATATTTCGCCACTATCCATAACTAGGCTATTGGTGGTCGTTGATAAAACTTTGGTATCATCGTAATCAGGATGGCCCGGATTGATGAAGACATCATCTTGCTTAATGAATTGTGGATCTCCTAGTATCTTAAGTTTTAAATTTAACATGTCGCCTTTAGCGCCACTCAATATACTTTGCGATACTAGACGAGCTTGTACTTTGGTAGAATCTGTTCCTGCGCCCAATGTGCCTGCACCTGCTTGACCTGCCACAGGAATATTTGAAATCTTAGTGACACCTGAACTTGGATTACTACCAACAGTTGATTTTGAATTTGCTGATGCACCACTATCTTGCTGTTTAGAAATTTGTTCATTTTTAGCAAGGTCGCTTTGGGCTGCCGTATAATATAAACTATTGAAATCTATTTCAAAATCGATGATATCATTATTCTGTCCGGTAAACATATAATCATATTTTTTAGCGTAACCATCTGGAAAAGATTGTACTGCTCTATTATCTTTACTATTATGATATTCAAACGTTTTCACATGATACACGATTGATCGTTGATATTGATTTCTCACAGTATCATATGGCCCAAGAATAACCTGAGGAATAATCTTATACCATTTAAATGTCTCTTTTTTTAGTTTCGCTGCTAACGCTGCCGGAGATCCGTCTGAGGTCAATGAATTAATATCTTGTTGTACAGTTGGATCGATAATTTGTTTGGTTATGTATTCACTGTTTAATAAAACTTGATTTATCAAAGCCAGAATAGATGTTCCTGCATTAACATTAAAAGTGGATCTTTCAAAATCTGGTCCTGTCACAGGAGTAGATGATTGTGTAGCGACATTATTACTAGCTTCTCTCTTACTAGCACTTAATTTATCTTTTATTGGTGCTTTGTCTGATGGATTCTTTCTAGGAAAAACTATATTTGTCTGCATAGCATCGTCAACTATAACTTTTATCTCATCGGCATACTGTTGAACTCCGTTTTTAGCAGCTTGTATTTGCCATGCATTATATGCTGCTACATAACTAGTGATGCTTATTGCAGGTGGTGTAGTTGCAGCTCCAGTTTCATTGTTGCTTTTGTTAGCAGTATCAGCTTGTCTTACATCAGATCCGGCTGTATTTGTACCATTGCTGCCAGAGTTAGGTGATTTAGGCACAGAATCATTAATCTGTTTTAATTCATTTATAGCTAATGTTTGTGAATTGAAAAATCCTCGCACTGTTTGTGCGACAACTTCAAAGTTAGCAGGACTAGCGTTGGTTGTCTCGCTAAGTGCAGAATGACTAAATGGCACTGCAGATATTTCGTATTCGCCTCCTTTGACTGAGGCTTTTATTTTCATGTCTACTAGTTTTATTGGTATAAATTTCGTATGATCTTTAAGATCTGCTATATTACCTTGGTCATCGTAAGCAAAAAAATTGATTTCTAACAAATATGGTATTTCGAGGTAACTAGTAGCTTCAAACTCACTGATGTTAACATCTATCAATCGATTCAACAATGTTAATCCATACGGCTCAATTAAAGAGAAGCTCAACTGAATAGCATTAGTTCCTTGTGCATGAGAATTCATGCCAACAATTGTTTCCATTTTTAAGTCTTCAAAGTAGAAATCATCACGGAAACTTGGTATACGAGTATCATGATATCTGCTAGCTGAACTGATCAGAGTCTTGCTTATCTTGAATTTTTTTGGACCGTTGGTTGATAAGTCATTAAAATCTTTTGTTGTTAATGCGTGTAAACTAATGCCGTAAGTGTAACTAGGGTATTCATGTAACGGATTAGGTATCGGCTCAGCTTTTTGTTTTTTGTCAATAGAAGTAATTTCAGCTGCTGGTTTTTCTGTTTTAGCAGCATCTTCGGTTGATTTTTTAATTGCTGTAGGATCAGGCTCAGTTGCATTGGGATCAGTAGGATATAAACTGTCTGTTTGTTTCTTTTGTTCATCAGAAGATAGCAATGTAACTGAAGTAAATCCAGTGCCGGTTGTTGTAGTATTTTGTGATTCTGATGCAGTGTTTACGGCTGCATTATCTTTCTCTGCTTGCGTAGCTGGTGTAGCTTGAGTATTTGCTCGATTATTTAGATCGGCTATCTGATTTGATACAGCATCAACATTTTTCTGAATATTGGTTATTTTTTCGCTAATAGCTAATTTTTGCTGAAAAATAGAATTAGATTCTTCGTCATTTTTTGCTTGTTCAGACGTTGCATCTAAACGATTATATAAATCGTCAAGCTCTGTTAGTTGAGCTTCTAGTTGAGTTTTTTGAGCGTTTAGAAGCCTAAGTTTATCTGTGACTTCGTAGTCAGTAGCCATATTGTTAGATACCTAAATCTGATGCGAGATTCTGTTTCTTAGGAAGATAGATATTCAAACCTGCACGAAAATCAAAGACAGGATCATCGATTGTATTGGGATTTCTTTCTCGGAATACCCACCACAATGCTGCATCGCCGTATAAATCGTATGCTAATAAATCTGGCCTAAGTTCATAAAACTTATCGATCGTATATAACACATCGTCTGAATACCTAGTGATAGGCCGGTACGTTAAAATATCGAGAAAGTTGCTGAATGTGCCGGTGTTATAATATGCACTAGTTTTACTATATTTTGCAGCCATCAGATAAATCCTCCATTGCTGCGTAATAGTTTGCCTTGTGCAAAGTCTCGTAGATTAAATTTATCATAGACATTCTTGCGACTGTACACTGGCTGAACTTGAATCTGTATCTGACTGGTAGTCGGCAGTCGTACAGTCTGGCCACTGGTAGTAGCTGTACTAGGTATGCCACCGGTTGTCACAGGTATTTGAATATAATCTACATCATTTGGCATTGTATGCACGAACTGTTGTAAAACACAACTAACATGAGGAAAATAATGTTCGCCAAATCCGTCTAAAAATACCAATGGCGGCGGATTACCCAGATTCTCTCCATTTGCAAAGAACATCTTAGTAGCTGCACGAAAGAAATATATCGCAGCTAGTAGATATCTACCTTCCTCAACATTCTGTACAGTAAAATCTCCAGCTATAGAAATTGGTGCTACATCTGAGCCTTCATAAAAGTAATTCTTATAATTACTGTGTGTCAATGCTTGTTCTTGATATCTAGCATTATGTGTCACTGAAATACTCGGAACATATGGAAATATTACTCCATTAGTACGAACTAACGGGCTGATCAAATCTGTCGGTGCAGTGCTAAAAATCCCCCAATCTGCAATAGTTATCTTTACACGCCAATCTTTTTGCGTGCTACTTCCCATTGTTGGAATTACATTTAATCCCGGTGATATGTTAGTATTGGCACCACCAGGAAATAATCCAGCTGCTTGTAATCGCAGATCGCTTGGATTAGATATAAATCCACCAGGAGTGTTATTAAAAAACGCTGGATTATACGCAGAAGCCGGCGGACCAGCTAATCTACCGTCAGCATATTCGGGTGATAATGCGTTAACTGCTGCTTGCGCAGCTATTCCTTCTTCTGCGTGGATTGCTAAAAGTTCTGCCGTGGTCAAAGCCATTAAATATATTCCATCTATATAAGACTATTTATTGCTTGAATAAACGGCTAACATTAATGCTTGACTACTGTCAAGTAGTATGATATTGTAATCCACCAATAAAGGAAACCGGATGAAGACAAACTATCTAAACAATAAAGACATATTAAAAGAAATACATAAAAGCAAAAATACTTACTGTAGCTTCATTGATTCTGCGTATGCAGATTATGATATGATCCTAGATGATGTCAAAAAGATAGATTCAGACATTATTGCCGAAGCAAGAATCAACAGAGCTGCAAGATTAGCGAAAATTGCATTTTCAGAAGCGGTTAAAGATGACGAAAATGATAAGCGAAAACTTGATGAGTTCGAGATACCAGTGGAGTCTATCAAAGACACTGACGTAGTTTTTCGTGTAATGACATGGGAACATATACCATTAGATGATGCTAAGACCAAACGAGCAAGAATGGTAGCACTAGAGATCGAAGATGACGAAGATCCACTTCTAATAGATTACGACGAAGCAGATACCACCCATAACAAATACGTTAAATCAAACTTTCCTCCGTTTATGCATTATAAAGTTGATGAATCAGGAGAACTTTACTGTGTAGGCAAGAGCCACTGGCGGGGTGACTTAGAAACAGGCGAATTCTGCAAAGAACATGGTCAAATTACCCGAAAATTAGCCACAATGTTTATTAAACTCTGCGAAAAGTATGCTACCCGAAGTAATTGGAGAGGTTATACTTACAATGACGAAATGCGAGGACAAGCATTGCTTCAGCTTAGCTACAATGGTTTGAAATTCGACGAAAGCAAAAGTCAGAATCCTTTTGCCTATTATACAGCAGCTATAACCAATAGTTTCACTCGCATCTTACATGCTGAAAAACGTAACCAAAGTATTCGTGATGATATCCTGGAAGCAAATGGCATGACACCCAGCTTTACCAGACAATATGAATGGGGATTGGATAAACCAGGTCACATAGATGATTGATATTGCTGATTGAATCTCGTATAATCTATGTATGAGTAAATTATTCAAAAAAGCCATGGTACTGACTGATATTCACTTTGGATTAAAGTCAAATAGTACCGTCCACAACGAAGATTGTCTGCGATTTATCAAATGGGCTACAGCACGCGCCCGAGAAGAAGGTTGCGAAACTTGTTTTTTCTTGGGTGACTACCATAATAATCGGGCGTCAATCAATATCCTAACCTTAAACTATAGTTTGCAAGGATTGGAGCATTTAAATGATAACTTTGATCAAGTCTTGTTTATTCCGGGCAATCACGATCTCTATTATCGCGACAAGCGTGATGTACAAAGCGTCCAATGGGCACGCCACCTTTCTAGAGTACGCATCGTTAATGATTGGTTT